ATTTGTAAACGTTTTTATTCCGGAAATAGTTTGGTTTGACGAAACGTCTATTGTGTATTCGCCGCCAATAATAGCACTTGCTGGAATAGAACTCGCTGGATATTTTGCATAAAAGTTACCACAAACATCTACACGACCATTAAAAGAAGCATCACTACTAACCTGCATTTTAGTAGCGTTCACTGTACCAGTAAACGTCGGGTTCGCAAGAGGGGCTTTTGATGCCAACGTATTTGTTACCGTAGAGGAGAACGAAGCATCATTACCAAGGGCAGCAGCCAATTCATTCAGTGTATCCAATGCAGCAGGTGCACTTGCAATGATAGTGTCAACGGCACTTTTCACAAATGCCGTGGTGGCAATTTGTGTGGTATTTGTACCAGCACTAGCGGTGGGTGCAGTAGGAACGCCAGTAAGATCAGGGGAAGCGAGACCCGCTTTCAATACAATCGCACGTTCGATCGAATCAAATGAAGCATCTACGACACTAGTAGATGCTTTGGTAGCAATGACACTATTGACCGACGCAAATGAGGCATCCACTACACTAGTATTTGCCTTTAAACTGAGTGCCGATTGCAATGTATTCACCTGACTGAGTTTCGCTTGCACATTCTCAGATAAATCTTGCAGGTAAATTAGTTTCGTGTTGCTAATATCGTAGTAAGTATGATCAGTATCGTTGTACACCCGAAATTCATTAGAATTTATACTAAATTGTACTCTGGTAGGTACATTACTGTTGTACAACTTTAATGATAATCCATTTCGGATTAATACTTCTCCGCTGACATCTACGAAGTCACGAAAATAACTCTGTTTGAACTTGTTTGAATTGCCTGACGAGTCTAACCAGACACTCATTTATATATCAATTAGATTTATTTATCTAATATTATACGATAAGCACTCTCACATAGTAAAGGTTTGACTTATTACATTAGGTCAAATCTTCAAAATATCTATATACTTGCTCTACACTCCACCAAGTATAAACAACCTGTTAAAATTGCCATATTTTACCATCCACGTTCATCCCACCATTCACGTCAACCACTTGATTTGAATACACATTAAAAATATTAGGGAGGTATCCATAGATTATGTCACTACTGCCAGGAACAAATGTTGGATTATTAGAACTATCTGTTATATTATTGACAATTGCAAAATTATTGGATGAACTTGGCACGACACAGCTTAATGTGGTATTTTCTATATAATTACCGACGCCGGACGAGTAAAATACTTTCGGGTCAATTCTAGACCAACTGGTAGAACTGTCTTTGGTGCATATCATAAGTGGATACTTTTTGCCAAGACTATCAATAAAACTTCCCGTAGCAATTCCGTTCATATTATCAAGTAGAACAAGATGTTTAATCGTAAATGATTGTACTGTTAGTCCCGAATTAAAATTGGGGTATGGATAACTTACATTAAAATTGTTACTAGCATTTAATATATCTGTCCAAGTTTCTCCGCCATTACGTGTATACGATATTATAGTTTTTCCATTAGCAATTATGTAACCGATTGCAACAACATAGTTTGCATCGTATGCGTAAACTTTGGTATAAAGTTTATCAGAATTTTTGTATGATATGGATACTGATACTGGCACGGCTGAACTAAAATCTACTTTTTCAATACCATTGCCTACAAAATATGCAATATTCATGCTACCATCACAGTGGGCAATATTTAAACAAGATGCGTCAATAGAAACTAAGTTGGCTGCTGTAATAGTACTTGAACTGATGTCGGCAACATTATAATAGTATATAACAGATTTTGAAGTTGTACTATTATTGCCACCAATTAGAATTTTATAATGATTAAACGCATATATCGTGCGAAACGTATATGGAGGAGTATTGTAATCAACACTATAATTTTTACTAATTGTCATTGGTGTGCTATTTTCATTAATTTGTATATAACCTAAACGAGCTGAACCTATCGTTCCAATAAAGAATATTTCGTTTTGGTTCAAAGAATATGCATCAATAATATCATATTGCACGGTTGTCTTGAATGGAATGCTGTTAATCTCAGACGATGTCCAATTAACACCGCCATTATTCGTAACTAAACACTTATATACAAAGGTATTATTACAAGGATCTATCGTATATGGTGATCCAGTAATTACTCCAAAACTAGGGTTTTGTTTTGAAAAATGAACAGAGTTTTGTTGAAAATTGTTGTGGATTTTTATGTGCATTTCTCCCGTTCCAATACGTGTTGGTCCATTTATATCCATGACATATTTGCTTGTTTCTGGGGAATACGTATTAATTCCAACGGTTATTTTATGCTTGTCAACCGTATTATTTGCAACGATCACTTGTGCTGGCTGATAAGATACATCAGTAGATGTTAGTCCAATTGTACCCATTGAACGAGATATATCTGCGGGATATGCCCCTCCACCAATAGAGAACCCCGTTTTGTTTGGAGTTACTATATTAATGAAAGAATTTGAACTATTATCAGACGATACAACGGTAATCGCATTACCCGATTTCACACTATTCTTTTGATAATAGTCAACTAGATATGTATTCGCGCTATTATCGTAAATAGTAATTGTGCCATTTAATAACGGCTCGTTAACGGCTCGTTTAGAAATACTAACAAAAGAATTGATTTTAGTTATATTGCCACTAGTAATTGTAAGGGTATTGTTTGTATTCAGCCGTGTATTTGCATTAACACCAAGTGAAAGGTCATTATTAGAAGTAATAACTGTATTATTCGCGGATGAGAGGGTTATAATATTAGCATTGATATTCGCATTATAAGTACTTGTGATGTTCGTATTATTACTTGAAGTTATGTTATTATCCTTACTACTCATTGTAAGAATACTATTGCTAGTGTCCGCCGTAATAGATAGAGTGGGGATTGATGCACTAATATCTACATTTCCTTTATAAAACCCCATAGATGCAATATTTCCGATGGTATCAACAACCACGCCAGACTTATGTACATTTTGTGCAATGATATTTCTGATTGTATTGTTACTGTTACGTACCGCTAATACATCGGTGATACTGCTTCCTACGGCGCTTCCACCAATGCCGCTATTTGAAATTGTATCTGACACGTTTATATCCAAAAAAGATGTTGGCAAAAGTGTACCTATTCCCAATCTGCCCGACTTAGAATTTCCGGCAATGTATGCGGTATAATTATTATTTGTATCTGCTACTTTATTAAAAAATAATTTGTCCGATACATACGCTGACTGTTCTACTTGTATGTCTTTCTTAATATATGCATTTTGGTTTACCGTTAAATCTATTCCGACACTCATATTTTCACCAACTATCAATGATCCACCTACTTGGGAACTTGAAATCACTCGCTGTCTGATGAGAACTTGGTCAGCAACCATGGTACCAACACCAATACTGTTGTATTTGTCTGATTTATAAATTCCACCGTATTTCTTCCATGAATTTGCCATATGTGTAAAATCTGTTTATACATTTGGCGTGTATAATAATTTACCAACTAGTACCGATATCTATGCCAATTATATGATAGTTTGTTCTCACTAAACCACAATACAATTTTGCTTTATCGTGAGGAGATGAACGCCTTGATATTTTTTATGTCTGCTAATAACAAATCTACAATGTTCCTGTAAAAGGGGCGAAATTGTGCTCGTTTAGATTTCATATCCGCAGCCGAGAACCAGTCGATTTCTATCTTTTCAAATAATCTCGTATTATTAAGGGTTTCGTGGTTCATTCTTTTCCATAAAAAATGGTGATTATTGTTGTAATACTTGGGTAGGTTCTCATCATAGTCTATTAAAAATATATGTATATGGTATTTGTACTCGGGGTGAACACATTTGTAAACACCGCCATTGTTGTTGATTAATTTGCGTAGAGCCGAACTATCACCTAAAAACCCGGTTAATTCTTCCGATCCTTCGCGGAGTGCTGCGGTATATGGCGTCTCTCCGTTCTCCATTTTACCACCGAAATCAGACCACCCTTTTGCACTATCTTCAAGCGGGTTCTCTTTTCCAAATAAAAAATATAATTGATTTTTGTGTATTGCGACGGGTAAAATACTTCCTGCAACCATTATAACAACTCTATATATTATAATTTGATGATTTTCGTTGTATTAACTGGTTTATGTGTAACCTCCGTATATTTCTCCGGTTTCAACTCGGTTCCGCCGTCTAAGCGACTAACATCTATGTTTGGAATACTATTGTAAAATGCGATTACTTTGGGGTTTGCTGCGATTTTTTCGCTATGGAATGCAGATAGATATAGTCCGTCTAATGATTTAATTCGTGAAAGAGCTACATATGTTTGACCGTATTCAAATATACTTTGCCCAATGTCCATTTCCGCCATTGTAAGTGTAGCGCCTTGTATTTTATGAATAGTAAGCGCCCACGCCAAGCATAGAGGATATTGTCCAATGGCGAGTTTGGGATAATCTTCGGATTGCCAATACTTGGGTTGAATAGTTTTCGTAATACCATTTGAAAAGCGAACCACGGGCATTGGCGGATTACACGTATCTATAATATCTATTACTATCCCCTGAGAACCATTGCATATTCCGTTATCCATATCTAAATTTACTGTGCACATTACGGCTGCGCCGCGTTTCAATCTCAGCACTTGATTACATTGAATATTGCTCAACATATGTTCAAGTTCCTGTTCAATGTCCTTTTCGTTCAAATATGCACAATTGCGTATTTCCTCCGCCGTAAATGGTTTGGTTGTATCCAAATGACTGGTGCAGTCGGTTTTGCGAATTGCGTGAAAGACGAATTCCTTTTCGTTGATTTTTTGAAACATCATAGTATTCACATAATCCGTTTTAGATCGCAATGCAAATAATTTGGTCGGAATACATCCATTGTTTGCGGCTTCGTCATATTTACGATGAACATATTGTTGTAATATGGCAATTTTGTCGGCATCTATACTACCACGTCGGATTTGTTGTAATATATCTATATATAACGGGTCACTTTGCCGAAACATCGTTTTTAATTGAATATGATTATGTGGTTTAAACACCGCATTCCATAGAGGTGTTTCAAAACAAAACTTGTTGGTGTCCGGGTCGCCGTGCGTTCCAACCGGCGGCAATTGAAAGAAATCCCCCGTAAAGACAACTTGCATTCCACCAAAGGGCATCGGATTATGTTTTGCGCGCCTAGCGATTTCTTCCACTATTTCAAATATTTTTTTTGATAACATACTGACTTCGTCCAAGATTAGCCCCTGTGCGGATTTCCACACTTTTAATGCGTTTTTATTTTTTAATACCGATGAAACTACCACGTCATTTGGCTGTTTTGCCAACTTAATACCACTCCAAGAATGTAGCGTGCGTGCATTGCATTCTAATAATACGGCGGCACAACCAGTCATTGCACATACAGGTATATTTTTATTGATGGATCTTGCATAGTCTATCAAGTGTTTTACTAATCGGGTTTTTCCAGTACCTCCTGGTCCCGTTATAAATAGGTTTTCGCCTTTTGTAAATTGTATATAAGCGTGGCGTTGCTCTGGCGACAGTTCATTCATATCAAGTGATGGAGTTCTTACAGGACAATGTGTGGATGCGTTAAGAGATATCCGCCGTGTTCCATCGGAACTTTCATTGCAACTATCCGCCTCGGCATTGTATTTAAACGAATCAAATGAATTTCCAAAATCTGACATTTGCGTATTGTTATTGAATTCAAATGGGAAATAATATGAATTCAATTTTATCCACTATTCGTGTTCAATTTCTAAACACAAGGAATAGTCGGAGCCATTTAACGAAATCGGATTGCCGATCTCATTTAAGAGTTGGAAGTTAAGTTTTTGTATGTCAACTTTACCAGAGTACTTGCGGATATCGCTCAATAATAGACCGTTTAATCTGTTTGCCGGCATTATTGTGCCAAACCCGTAATTTGACTTGTCCAATGAGATACGTGCAATAATATTTTTATTGACTAGTCCAGCGGATACCGTAGAAATAAACGAATTCTTATTTCCATTATGAAACTCTTCCATTGCCAAGTACAAATAACGAGGTCCGTTTAGGTCGGTTCTAAAATCGGCATTTACTGGATTTCTTATGTTATATTCGGATTGACGGAACCCCAACATCCATCCCAGCTTGGATTTTATATTATATTTCTCTGGCACGCCTTTGTCATTTACTGCGAAATTGAAAGAACAATCCGTGTTTGATGCTACGGTAATCATATCACCGCTCGCAGATGATGTAGTTAAGTTAAATGATATATCGGACGTGACGCCGGCGATCAGAGTATTCAATTTGGTTTTTAAACTAGTAGCAGTGTATTCTCCGTCGGGAACAACAATCACGCGCGTACCAGCCTGGAAACTATTATTACCGATGCTAGATGAAATGTTATAAAAAGACACTGGCAGTTCTATGCTGGATATTGAAATGCTTTTTACATCATTAATTCGTTCGGGAAGAGTAACATTACAGTTTGCAACCGTTAAATAGTTGTACTCATCACTAAATCTCGTATCAATATTAACGAACTTACGCTTGGACGGTTTATGTACATTTGTCATCACCATATGACTTCCGTGTTGTGTAGTTTTGGGTTCTAAAAATAATTCGTTTTTATCAAAAAATTGGCTCATTCCCTTATATAATATTACACGGGATAAATTATATATTGGTTTTACGGCATTACGTGGCATACTTGTTAGAAGTTATATACGCTAGCTATTTGTTGTTGTTTGCTAGTTTGAACTGGTTCGGCTGGTTTGCTAGTCTTTTCACTTGTGCCGCTGTTCTCCAACCCTTCGTACAATCCCATATATCTTAAACCATTCACTATGGTAAACAGAAGAATCAGCGTTATCAAAATTGTCCATATTTTATTGTTAAATAACACATCCATTAACATGGTTTATACTATAAATAAGTATGATAAATTATTTGCTGCCTTTACAACTATCACACGACGTCGCCCCCTTTATACGGTCAACCATATTCATCTGTAAAAACATCCGAGTTTGGGTATTATCTGGCGGCGGTACATATTTGATTTCTGGGACAGGGTTACGAACTTTACGTATGACTGGCGTATTTATGCTAAATATCATCTTCATTATAAAATTGAAGCAATGAATATACTATTTCACAATATAGAAACCTACGACAAAATGCTAAAAAGCGGCAACTATCATCATTGTAATTTTTGTAATAAACAATTTCATCAGAAGTTTAACTACGACCGACACGTATTATGCTGCGAATTTATTTCAAAATCGAGTAAAGAACGGGAGAACGAGATTGATATTACACAACAACTGCCCACTCCGATTGAAATGTATCAATTGATGCAGCATATGATGGTGCGAATACAAAAATTGGAAAATGAAAATACCAAATTACGTCGTTTTAAGCGGGGCAAGATTACCGCATTAGATTGGCTGAATGACGCAAGTAAATGTCCTCCGCCTACATTCACATTCTCCGATTGGATTAGAAATGATATTTTACCAAATGTGAAGGATTACCTTGAAACGGTATTTCACCAGAATTTACTGACTGGGTTAACTAGTGTATTTGAGAATTCTATTTCCAAATTTGCCGGCGTCGACTTACCGATATGTTCATTTGATACGAAATTGTCGGATATATATGTATTCAAAAAACCCACAAATGAACCCAATGATAATGGATCCAATGAACCGAGATGGATGAAAATACCAAATGTAGAATTAGATAAGTATTTACGCCGCGTCGCAAACCAATTTACATATGATTTTAAGTCTTGCTGGTATGAAGTACATAAACAGGAAATTGAGACGGATGAAAAATACAGCGAGATGTATGTTGATTACTATAAACAGATACTTGGCGGTAAAATGTCGGAAGACACCATATTTCATAAATTACGACAATACTTATCTTCCCAAGTAAAGCGGAACCTAAAATCCGTAGTAGAATATGATATCGTCTAATCGTTCCTACGTAAAATTGAATACAACTATTCTTTTTATCTGTATGTATAACAAATCAAGTGTTAATGACCGATTTAAATAAAATGGAAGCACCCAATTATCTTGCGATACTTAATGCCCACCCGCGTGATAAGGATATCTCGTTTGAAGAAGGGCCTCATATATATACTGTTTGCGGGGATCGTGGTGGATATACCTCTGTAACCACCTGGAACCATCATCATTTTAGTGACTTTGATGCAGATGCAACAATTACAAATATTATTAAAAGTAAAAAATGGGATACTGATCCTACCTACAAATATTACAAAATGTCTCGGGATCAAATCAAAACTATGTGGGATAATAAACGTGACGTTGCTGCCGGGGCAGGAACCAAAATGCATTATGACATTGAATGCTATTATAATAAACAAGAGGTTTCAAACGACAGCATTGAATACCAATATTTTAAGCGGTTTGTATCAGATTTCCCGCATCTTAAACCATATCGCACAGAATGGATGGTTTATTACGAAGAACTTAAAATATCTGGCTCAATTGATATGATCTTTGAAAATCCCGATGGTACACTTCAAATATACGATTGGAAAAGATGTCAAGAAATTCAACACGAGACTGCGTTCGGTAAATATGCAGTGACCTCGTGTATTTCGCATTTGCCCGATACGAACTTTTGGCATTATGCATTGCAATTAAACGTTTATAAAATGATTTTAGAACACAAATATGGCAAAACCGTTACCAATTTGTGTTTGGTGTGTTTACATCCAGACAATGGCTACAAAACATATGAACGCATCGAAGTGCCGTTCTTGGAAAATGAAATGAAAGATTTGGTAAAACTTCGTTTAGCCGAAGTAGCCGCAAAACAAAAACATACTTGAAATAAACAGCATAAAAATTAAGGTTCATATTATATTACACAATGTTGGGGATAACTAATTCTTTTTTTAATGACCGTTATTCTGGGGCAAAGTTTTTTTTACTATACAATATCCCATTTTTATTACACCGTTTGTACAAAAAATTATATCCTTCACCAACACCAAAAGCGGTTACCGTGCTATCTCAAATGGATGAGTATATTCAACTGAATACCTCTCGTTTTTTACGAACATATCAAACAAACAAGAGCAGTGGATTAAACCGTAATATGAATGAGGAATTCTATTCAAAAGATGCGTATCAGAATATTATTAAAAATGAAAACAATGGTCTTGAACAAGAATGGAAGCGTCGTATATTGTTTGAAAATACGCCGCGTGGTAATGTAATTATGTATTACGACCCGTACAAATTGGCATTTGCTTATTATTGTGATACGAGTAGTATGCCATATAACCTACTCAATGCAGTTGCGATGAAATATGTGTTATCTTTTCATTGTATGCATTTATTTGTCGATAATGAAGTTACGCCCGCCGACAGTGCATCTCCACTAATAACTGGTGTACTCGCAGATACACCTGAAAAATCTAAAAAGAAAGACAATGTTGGGGGAATTGATATGAAGAACGCACCTTTTGCCAAATTTAAGAAAGCCACGGCCAATCCTGGTAACAAGGAAATCGATAAAAAACCAGTTATAAACTATAATCAAAATAAGTTTGTGTGTGTTGGTAAGATTATCAATTTTAGTTTTATTCGCAAGGTCAATACATCGAGCAATACAGTAAATGGGTTTCGGTCTAAATTATTAGACAACTTGGCTGCGGAAACCACGTTGCAATCACAGGTAATGAGTTATAAGGATTTCAAGAATAGGGCGTTGAGCTAGTTTGGTTTTTCGGATCGCTTCTTTTTCCACTCAATAAAACTATTCGTTTTTTCATATTGATATGTCATACCCAAGTGGGATTTTGCAATATGATATCCTTTCAGTTCTTTTGGAGTAAGAGTGGCTAGATATTGCGCGAGTTCACTGTCTTGATCGGATGGATTTGACATTCTAAATAATATATTTACTTGACTATATTATTTATTATTCATTCAATTTTTAGTTAAATCCGAAGAAAGGGGTTTTATTTACATTTGTTGGAACCGTTATATCGTCCTTTGTGCAACTCTCGTTTATCTTGATTATATATTCGCCAGACGATACTGGCAAGTAATCGCTTTCTGGCTTGGTTAATGAACACACAGGGCGTTTGTAATTTACATCGTAATTTCCACAGTTACCGCGTACTGCCACAAATAAATTCTTACACGTAGTATCCAGCGGATCTTCTGCCTTCTCTATTTCAGATAATGTCTTTTTGGCAAGTCGTGTAATATAATCACTTTGCGCATTTCGGTTGTTATTATAATCAGGTTTCACTGTGGCATAAGGTTCAGGACGTCTAATCCATCTATATTTGGTACTTAACATTCCAGACGTATTGAGAGAGGATTGTTTTACGACCGCGGAGTTTTCTGTGCTGGTTACGCCAGACTGAACGATGGGTCCGACCGTAAATGTTCCGCAACATCCACCATGTCCACGTACTGTATTCCCGCGCATTAATGTTCTCGGCAAAGAACGGGATAGACTAGTTTGTCCTACATAACCTTGGTTGCGATGTGTGCCGTTAATAGAAAACCCAGCCTGACCTACACTCATATTGTTGTATTTAGTTTGGGTTTTACGTTTTAGAGTTGCGATTGACATTATATATATTTATTGTTATATTTTTATTATCGGGTGGTTTCTAAGATTTGCACCCGGTCTTCTAATAATTTTATAGTTTGGTTCAATTTCGGTATTGTTTCTTGTTTTAGTTGCTGTATTTCGTGTATCAACAGACCGATTAAACTCGTGTAATTCACCGACTGTATCTCATCGCCGTCCTTTTCGCCCGATACTAAAAAGGGGAAATGTTCTTGAACTTCGTGCGCAATGAGACCAATATCTTGTTTGTCGGTCACCTTATTATGGTAAGACACGGGCCTTAATTTGTCAATCGTGAATGAGCAATCTGATAATGAGGTGACGTAATCTTTGATACGATAATCGGATGATGTCGGAAACGAAGAAGCAGTTACATTGCCTACAACGCTTACCCATCCGGGAACGCGAACTACTTCTGATGCAGTACCCAGCGTGATTTGATTGGATGCGGTGATTTTGGCGTTATATCCGATTGCGGTGGAACTTGACCACGTAGTGCCGCTAGTATCCGCGAGGCTACCCAAGAATGTGTTATTTGAACCAGTTGTATTTAAATCACCTGCTTGGTAACCAATTGCAGTGTTGTTGTTTCCGGTAGTATTCAGCAATAAGGCTTGGTAACCAAATGCACTATTTTGATAACCTACCGTAACCGAATTTAATGCTTGGTAGCCGATTACACTGTTTGTACTTATATCGGCATTTACAGTTCCAATAGTAAGACCGTTAATTTCCATTTGTCTGTTAATGGACAATTTATTAATGGGAGCTTGTATTTTATAGACATAAATGTGACTGCCACCAAGCGAAATATTAGACCCCATAGCAACAGTTGTACCATCCTTGCTAATCGATACTTCACCTGATTTATAACTTCCACCTCCGCTATTAATATCAGTGCCAATTTGGATCCAAGTGGTGCTGCCATTATATTGATATATACGAACGTGCCCACTGTCTGTACCATTGCCATCATTATATGGTGCGCCAATAGCAACGATGGTACCATCACTGGTCAGCGAAACTGCATAACCAGATTGGTCGGAAGCTGCTTCACCGTCAATATCTTGACCAAGTTGTGTCCAAGTGCTGCTAATATATTTATAGACGCGCACGCTGCCGCTTTGTGAGCCATTACCTGCATTGCCAGGAGCTCCAATAGCAACAATAGTGCCATCACTACTGAGTGATACGGAATAACCAGAATGGCTAGAATAATTTTCGCCATCAATATCACTGCCGAGTTGTGTCCAAGTGGTGCTGCCATTATATTGATATACACGAACGTGACCGCTTTGTGAGCCAGTGCCAGTATTATAAGGAGCCCCAATGGCAAGAATTTGACCGTTACTGCTTAGTGAAACTGACTGACCAAACCAGTCACTACTACCTTCACCATAAATGCTTTGGCCGATTTGTATCCAACTACTGCTGCCATTATATTGGTAAATACGAACGTTGCCCGTACCGCTATTGTAAATAGACCCAGCAGCAAAGATATTTCCATCAGCACTGAGTGATACAGAGCTACCAAACCGGTCCTGTGCAACTTCACCATTTACAGTTTGTCCTACCTGTGTCCAAGTAGTGGTGCCATTATATTGGTAAACCTGTACGGCGCCGCTACTTGTTCCATTAGTTGAAGCCAGAAGGTATCCAATGGCAATACGTGTGCCATCATTATTCAGAGATAATGACGCTAAATTGCCGATGCTAGAAATAGTTTGCCCTAGTTGTGTCCAAGTTCCTGTGATACTATTATATTTATAGACATACACGGTACCGGATCCAAACGCAATGATACTACCATCATAGTTTAATGATACTACACTACCATAAGTATTTACATTCATATCTTCGCCTATTTTCACAGGTGTATTGTATATGTAATTTTTCCCAGTATAAACAGAATTTAATAATACATTTCCCCCAGTACCACCAGATATGTACACATTGCCATTGAAGTTGGGATTAGCAACATTTGCTTTCAAGTTCAATGACGCATCAACCAGAGTGGTTGTTGCTTTCAAGTTCAATGACGCATCAACCAGAGTGGTTGTTGCTTTGGTAGATACAGCAGTCGTAACAAATGCAGTTGTTGCCAGTTGTGTCGTATTTGTGCCAGCAGTGGCGGTTGGCGCAATTGGAGTGCCGGTAAATGATGGGGATGCGAGATTGGCTTTGGAAGATAAAGC